TTATCATTTGCAGCACGTACTGAGAAACCATACATTGCAAAACATATTGCAGATATGATGTCTAATATTGATAACATCATACATGTAGTTCCTTTATTGGAACAAGTCGAAGAAGGATTTAATGATACCAAATGAAAATTATAGATAATTGTTTAAACGAGGAATATTTTAAATTCTTACAGGAGCAAATTATGTCTCCTGATTTTCCTTGGTTGTATCAGTCAGAAGTAGCATGGGAACAGTCAAATACTGATGATCATTTTTATTTCATCCATAGAATTTATGATGAGAATAATGCTAGAAGTACTTTTTGTAGTTCATTGAATGACTTATTTGAATTCTTAGATGTTAAAGCATTGCTTAGGATAAGAGTATTGTTGTATGTTAATCAAGGTAAGATGATTATACATGAAGATCATACTGATTTTTCTTATTCTCATAAGGCTGCTTTATTATATTTGAATACTAATAATGGATCAACTGGATTTGAGGATGGTACAAGGGTAGATAGTGTAGAAAATAGACTAGTTTTATTTGACGGATCAAAACCGCATAATAGTTCAACATGTACAGATAAAAAAGCTAGACTAGTACTTGCTGTTAACTATTTTTAATAAATATTGGCGGAGACCTGTGTCTGACTAATGGCAATAACAATACCCCCACATAATAAACAAGCATTCGAAGATGTAATGGATGCATTAGGGGGTGATGATTATTCGTATTACTTATTTGATGTTAAGAATGTAGAGGATAAGGATTCAACTAAGAAAGTTCAGATAGCATTAAAAGTTTTTGTTCCTCAAACAAAAAGAAGTGAGGCAGTTGAGAATATAAAAGATGCATTGGATAAGAACTATCCAGGAATTACAACTAATGCAAAAGGTACTTCTTTAGATATTCCAATAAGAGAGAAGCAAGTTATTAGAATAGAAGTTAAACCAGAGAACAGTAAAGGATCTGGTGGTGGTGCTGCACAAACTGCACTAGTAGAATCTGCACAGTGTGTATATGCTGCTATGAGATATTACTGTCCTAATATCACAAAGAAGAAAGCATTTACTATAGATGATTTTAAATGTGGTATGAAACATTGTAATGTAACTGCTAAATTAGATGAGATTATGTCACTAGGAAAAGACTGGCAAGAATCATCTTGGGCAGGTGCTAATGAGATCTTTAATAAAGTACAAGGAAGTGGATGGACATTTGTTAGAGGTGATGCCATGATTGATGATGGTGCAGTTAAGAATGCATTCAATAGAGTGAAGAGTCAAACTAACTTATCATCAGAAGACAAATGGAATCCTGCTGATATATGGATGGTGAAAGATAAGACTAAAGTAAAGAAACATCTTGATAAAGAAACTACTATTGATTGTTTAAATAATGCTCTATTACAATTGAGAGTAGACGAACAGTTGGTTGGTATATCTTTGAAGAAGATTGAAGGTTCACCTAAAATGAAATTGTTAAATGATATACCTCCTGCTGAAAGGAAAGCAAATGAGGCAGCACGCTTTGTAAAGTATGAGTTAACATTCGATAATGGTAGAAAGAAAGATAGTCATCCTATGGATGTATATTTGTACTATGGTACTGGTACTTTCCAGAAGTTTCAGGCAAGAAATTTTGGTGGTCCTACCAAGGGTGACTGGAAGTTAGAATTGAAAGGTAAGTCTGCTGCACAGGGTAAGATACAAGGTAAGAAGGTGCAAGAATTATTAAAGGATGCTAAGTTTGGTACACTACCTGAGTATGGTGATACAAATACTTGGAGTAAAGCTAAGAATGGTAAGTTAGATGAAGACATTTATGATTTATTGGTAAAATATAAGGCAAAGGGTTTAAAGAATAAATCAACTGATCTAGGATGGATTAAAACAGAGGCAACACAAGCATGGAAGTATAGTAAATATGCAGGATTAAAATTATTAGATTGGATATCATCTCATAATGATTCTGATCAGATAATAAAAGAAATATATTTGTATGCATCTTCACAGTCAGATAAGTCCTCTGTGTACTGGAAACTCCAGTAAATAAACTGGCACACTACTGTCCCATTATCCTCTAAAATGGAGTATAATACAGGGGTAATGAAGAGACACGTATGCCTAACAAGCACCTTGAGCATCCTGAAGATTCGATTCTCAAAGGACGTAGAGTTGCAATAGATACTATCAAGGAACTTGTGACAGTTACTAAACTGTCTGTTAAATGGGACGGTGCTCCTGCTATAGTGTTTGGAACTAATCCTGAGAATGGTAAGTTCTTTGTTGGCACTAAGTCCGTCTTCAACAAAAGAAAGATTAAAATTAATTACACTCATGAGGACATTGATAAGAATCATCAAGGCACTGTCGCTGACATTCTTCGGTTGGCTCTTGATCACCTTCCTCGTATCAATCGTATTATCCAAGCTGATTGGATCGGTGTCGGTGGGGGCAATGTTTATTGTCCTAATACTATTCAGTATAAGTTTGGTTGTACGATTACTCAAAAAATTATTCTAGCACCTCATACAGAGTATACGGAACTTAGTCCTAATGCTGAAGGTAAGATAGGAGTTAGTCTTGAATCTACTTCTGATTGTTACTTTGTTGATACTAATAATGCTACAGTAGAACCACCTTTAGGATGGAGACACTTAGCAAAGATACTACCCACACTTATAGTTGCAAAGGTTCCACAATCCCGCACTGAAATAGCAAAACATATCAATTCATTTGTACGACAAGGTACTCTTCCGCATCCTCAGAAAATGTATGATACATTGGATGCTAAATATAAGGGAGAAGTTAATGTGAATACCTTTAAGGTGTGGCACAAAATCTTCCAACTGAAACAGCGTCTACTCGATGCGATTGTTGTAAATGGAAATGTTGAATGTTACATCGATGGAGAATCTTCTCAACACGAGGGGTTCGTTACGGTTTCAACCAATCCTTACAAAATTGTAGATCGATTGACCTTTAGTAGAGCAAACTTTAACCTTAGTAAGAATTGGCAGAATGAAAAAGTTCAGTGCTTTCCTAACTGAAGCCGAAAGATCCTTCGCTTCTAAAGAAGCAGAGAAATTAAAACTTAAACATGTAGGGTATGGTAAGTATGCCGATATAAATGGCAACGTTACTCACTTGTCTAAGGATGGTAAACTAGTAAAGGTTTCTGCCCAACAAGCAGCAACTTCAACGCAGCAAAATGGAGGAGAAGAAACTGGAAGCGGCGAGGGTCAGGTCGATCAAGGTAGCATATCTGTTACATTTGGAAGATTTAATCCACCTACTGTTGGGCATGAGAAACTTTTAAATAAGGTTGCTCAACAGGCAAAGTCTACTGGAGGAGAGTATAGAATATATCCATCTAGATCTGAAGATCCTAAGAAGAATCCTCTTGATGCAGGAACTAAAATTGGATTTATGAAGCAAGCATATCCTGATCATGCTAATGCTATTCAAAACAATGAAGAGATGAGAACTATCTTTGATGTTCTTACTACTCTTGATGGTGAAGGATATAGTTCAGTGAATTTAGTAGTTGGTGGAGATAGAGTTAGTGAGTTTAATAGTCTTGCACAGAAATACAACGGAGATATATACACATTTGATGAGATTAATGTAGTTTCTGCGGGAGCAAGAGATCCAGATGGTGAAGGTGTGGAGGGTATGTCTGCATCTAAACTTCGTAAGGCAGCAGCAGAAGATGATTTTGATTCCTTTAAAAAGGGAATGACAAAAAGTTTAGGTAAAGATGGTACGGAAAAGTTATACTCAACTTTACGTCAGGCAATGCAAGTAGAAGAGTTTGACGATTTTGCTGAAGCATCATATGATCTGTATGAGATTGCTCCTAGGTTAGATCCTCAAGGTCTTCGTGAAGCATACTTTAATCAAAATTTATTTGAGGTAGGAAGTTTTGTCGAAAACTCAAACACAGGGATCGTTTCTAAAGTTGTTAGTCGTGGTAGCAATTACGTCATCTCTATTGATGAGCGTGATGGTATCTATCGTTCTTGGTTGAAAGACTTAGTAGAAGTAAATGATATTAAGTATTTTAATTGGAAACCTGCTGGTGAGGTTGGTACAGATCAACTTGACAATTATGTGAGAAAATTAACTCCAGGTGAATTCATTCGCAAGCTAAATAAAAGGGACAAGGACGCTAAGTAAAATGAATCTCAGAGACCTACCAGATATGACTGCTGCCCTTGATGAAGTCAAGGGATATTCTAAAGGCGGTAAAGTTGACGTAAAGAAAACAGGAAAGATTGAAGTCCAGAAGGAAGCCAAAAAGAAGGAACCTCGTTGGCAGGATGATGACTGCGATGGTAAGTGGTATGAGAAAAGTGATGTAGATGGTAAGATTAGTAAGAGAGAAAAGAAAGAGAAGAAGAAGCATTATCAGAAGGAAGCATTTGCTTTCTCTGATGAGGAGTTTGAAGAAATTGCTCAACTAGGAGAAGAGATTGATGCGATGTCTGATGAGGAACTCATCGATGTCATGATAGAATCTATTCATGAGATAGCAGAAGACGATCAAGATCTTATTGAAATTTGTGAGCACTTGGAAGAGACTGAAGTATTAACAGAAGCACCATCAAAGCATTCAGCAATGCCTAATGTTGCTGTACAAGCACCTAAGAAAGCACCTGAAAGAGACGCAGGATCAGAGGCACGTAAGAGGTTATTGTCTAAGAAGAAATCTGGTCCTTCTCGTATGGAGAGACTTAAGTCTGCTGCTAAGAAGGCAGGTTCTCTAGTTAAGAAAGGTGTTAAGGCAGTAGGAAAGAAAGCAGTACAGACTGCTGGTAAAGTTGCTGGTGAGTTTTCTGCTGCTAAAGAAAAGCAGAAAGAAGTAGCAAAGTCTCGTACTACTACTAGTGATAATGCAAGCACTACTACTAGCAGACCTGATAGTGGTGGGGAGAAAAAGAAAGGTCCAGGTTTACTGAGGAGAATTGGTGGTGCAATTAAGCGTGGTTTGAAGAAAGCAGTTGGTAAGACTGCACGTGCAGTATCAAAGGGTTCAAACAAACTTGCTACTCGTATGGGAGAATCTTATG